CATAATTAGGCAAAGATAAAATTGAATTATTTAATGTTTCAGCTGAGCTTGAAATTAAGTCAGTTAAATTAGTTAATAAAGCATTAGTTCCAGATGCTCCATTAATTCCTTCATTGATAGAATTAATTCTGGTTGTGATAGTATTAAATGCTTCTGAGAAAGCAGTAGTTGTACTGAAATCTAATAATTTATAGATATCAGTAGTATCATAATACTCTTCAGGTTGCTCAATTAAATTTTCACTTGCATAATCTACAGCACTATTTTTAGCACCTTTTACAATATCAGAAGTATCTGTATTGGCTATAATCATAGCTCCAGAAGTTTGTAAACCTTCTGTTCTTGTAAAGCTAGTCATCTGGCCAGATGTTCTAATATATTGTTCTCTTGGAGACTCACCGCTTAAGGCATTATATAATTTAGAAGCTCCATAGTATTGACCTTCAGGTCTATAGAAATCAGTTCTACCTTCAGGAGTTAATAAATTGGTTAAAGTATCTCCAATATTATTACCCATATCTCCAATAGACCTAATAAGAGATGGGATAGTAGTTAACAGTGGAGCAGCATTTAAAACTTCACCTAAATTAGTATCGATACCATTTCCAAATAATTTTGTTGAAATAGTGATTCCACCAACAAATGTTGATGCTGCCTGAGATAACATATCTACAGTTCTATATAACATGTAATTATCAGGACTAGAAGCAACGCCAGTACCTCAATTATAAATGAAGTTACTAAGCATATTATCAAATTGCCGATTCTTAGTTACATAACCTGAAATATTATCTAGTAAGTTATAAATATTATCACTTACTATTCCACCTTCAGTAGCATTTCTAACTTGTGAAGCAGCTACAAGGTCTGAAACATTAAGACCAAATACTCTTGCATATTCTGACCTAACAACATTACCAGCTGTTTGGCCAATTTCAGTCATATAGCTAACGATACCTTTCATTAAGGCATCAGCAGCTTCTCCTGAAACACCTTCCATTAATAAGTCAGCATAGGATAACCCTGACCTAGCAGCACCCATTACTAATAAGTTCTGCATAGAAGAACCATTCAGTGCATTTAAGTTACCTGAACCTAATTCACCAATTGCTTGAGCCAATTGATTAACTGTTTGTTGACTCATACCAACACTGGAAAGAGAACCTAACCATTGTTGTACTGTAGCTTCAAGTTTCATTGCTGAATCTGAAGTCATAATTGCTTGTGCTTCAAATAAAGATTCTGAAACACCTTGGAAGCCTTCCTTTATATATTGGCTAGTCTCATAGTTTTGGTTTAAGAATTCTTTTAATGATGACTGGATAGCCAGTCTATTGGCAGTAAGGTCTTGCCTCTGTAAATTGATTAATCTAGTAAGAGAACCACTGGTTACATCAAATACTCCACCTAAATCATCAGCTATTGTCTGTAAGAAGGCACGTTGTTCAACATTATAGAGAATACCTTGATTTATTAAACTTGATAAATTCTTATAAACATTTTCTTGCTTAACAAGTCCAGTTCCGCCTAAAGCATCACCAATTCCATTAGTGATTTCTTTTAAATTTCTTCCAGTACCAATTAATCCATAATTCATCGCTTCTTGTGAGTCGATGAATGATTTCATAATACCTTCAAGAGTACTTTTTATATTATTAACACTACTGGAAATAGCTTTTGTTAAATTAGATTCAAAATCAATTGCCCGTTTTTCACGACTATTTCTTCGTTCAGCTTCTCGCTTTTCTTCATCTAGTGCTCTCTGTAAAGCTAACTTCTTTTCAAGGTCATCTTCTTCTTCAATCTGATTCTGTCTAAGTTCAAAGAGTTTTTCTTGATTTTTTATTCTCTCCTTGTATTCATCTTCAACAAGCTTTTTAATAGCTTTTAGGTTTTTCTTATCAGCTTCAGTTTTTCTCTTCTCTTCAAGTTGTTTTTGAAATGTATCTAATCTACGAAGATAAGCTTCCTGTTGTTTAATTTTTTCAGATAGTTTCTCACCACTGACTTCACCAGCATCAAATTCTGTTGATTTATTTTCAGGCATAACTTACCTCCTTTCAAAATTAGAATTGCCAATCTCTACTTCTTTTATCATTAGACTTTTTAATCATTTCCTCTGTCTTCTGGAATTCTTCAGTAATAAATTCCAGCAGATAATTTTTTTCGATTGGAGTAATATTCATCAAATCAGTATAAGAAGTGTTACAGTTTTTTGAAATTAAATAACACTCTTTAACTATTTCTTTATATCTATAAGGCCCATAAGGTTTTCCATCACTAGTCAATTTCGGGTCTAAAAAATTCACTTGTGAAGCGAAAGGTAGAGTTAATTTCTCTTCCACAATTAGGGCATTCAGAAACTAATCCATTATCAATACCAATTAAACTACTAATTTTTTCTGCTCTTTGCATAATCTTCATTGAATCTTTTAAAGGTAACTTCTTTAAAGTATTTTGAATAGTAGCAGGATTAACTGGCTGGCCATCAATAGATTTTATTAAAGATTCAAGATTAAGTAAAATTGTAGGGTCTTCCTTCATATCAGGAAATTGCTTTTTCATTTCCTTTTTCTTTTGCTCAATCTTATCTAAATCTCTCGGAGTCTGAAGCCTTAATTCTACCTTCTTACCTGTAGTAGGTAAATCAACTACCAATTCCTTTAAAATATCTTCAGTATATTCATTAACTTTTAATTCATCAAGATTAATACTTCTATCAAAGAAATTACCACAGAATGGACACATTACAGATAAACTATAATCTGGGCCATACGTTACAACTCTTAATTTGTGAAGTAAATATTGATAATCGCCTAAACATAAATCATAAACAGGAATAGGTAATTTTGTTATAAGGCAGTCTTCAATTATTTCAGACATTGTTTTATAAGGATTTTCTGTAGCCGTAAGACGTTTCATTTCTTCGGCTACAGTCATACTCCTTAATTTAACTACCGGGTCAAAAGGTTTACCATAAACTAAACCCTTTGAAGGTAAACTATATTCTTCTTGAATAGTTATATTATTCATGTTGCAAAGCCTCCTTAAATAATATAGTATACACCACTACTACATTAATCTGGTAAATGAGGTATTGCTCTGTCGAATCTAATGGTTGCAGTTACTTTCTTCTTGCCTGGATTTTCATTATCCCAGCCATCTTCTGATAAGCCTTTTACCCAGCAACCCTTTAAATCCCAGTAACGAACCAATGTATTATCTGGTAAATATTCAAGGACAGTTGCATCAACCTTATATTTATCTGAACTAGGAATAGTGTCATTGATAACATCATAAGATAATGCCTGCCAAGCTAATAATACAGACTTACCATCAGCACCTACGAAGTCATTGATAACTAATGTATTTGTATCAAATGTAGGTACACCAGCATAGTAAACTGTACTATTACCACGCTTAACCTGAATTTCATCCTGAGTAAAGTGTGGAGGGTTAAATGAAATAACGGAGAAATCAATTACTTCCTGAGCGTTAGTAATATAAGATGTACTGAGGTCTGGGTTTTCAGCAACTCTAAGTAAATTATCTAAGCCTGAAACAATAAATCTAAAGTTATTGGACCTTACTGGCTGATAAACTGTAGGGTTATCCGCTAAATGATATGTTCCAAATTCTGACATATTTTATTTCCTCCCTTATACGATAATATCTTCTTCTTCAGATACACTAACTTCTTCATCAGATAAGTTAATAGTAATATCGAAGTATTCAACAGCTTCAATTGGTTTAATAGTTAAAACTGCCTTAATAGTAGCTTTTCTATCAACCTTAACTTTTCTCCAAGAATACCAACTAATACCACGACCTGATTGCATCTGGTCTAATAAGCCATTACATAACTTCTTGAAGTTAACCCAAGTAATATCATCATTAGGTTCGAAAGTAGTTCTTAAAGCTGAATGATAAATCTGCTTCTTTAAATCACATAATAACATTCTTACATTTAAGAAGTCAGAGAAAATTAATTTTCCAACTCCTCTGTTTGAGCCAGAAGCAACTACTCTATTACCCCATAATCTAATACCATAAGTACCCATTTGCATGATAGGGTTTACTTTCCAAGTCTGAGCATCATTAATTTCTGTATCACCGATACCGTCCTGTAATTGCTCCATCATGGAATCAGTAACTTCAAAGTTAGTTTTGATTAATCCTGGAATAGCTCCTCTGATAATACCAGAAGCAGCAAACCAGTCAGCGTTTGTTCTAATACTATTAGCAAAAGCCATTAAATAACCAAATGAAGCTGGCATTGTTAACTTTCCAGGTAAATTACTATTAGTTGAAGTAACTAATGTATATTCAGCAGCTGGATAGCTACATACTGCAAATTTATAAGCTTTATCAGGTGTCGTATTACAAGCAGATAATAATTGAGTTGGAGTTAATTCCTGTGGGAATTCAAATACTGCAACACAATCTCCACGTTCAGAAGCTAAATTAGCCATGATACCATAACAACCACCGGTAATTTCTGCTGAACTGCTTGATTCATCGTTAGTAGTAACCTTAACATTTGGCCAATAGCCAGTAGTGATAAACTTAATATTCCATAAGTTTTTACTCTTGAATTCATCGAAGAAACCATCAGTACTAATCTTGTTGATAATAGCCTGACCGATGTCTTCTGTACCTTCAACCTCGAATGGCTTAACTACAACCTTTAAACCAGCATTTAATAATTCCTTAATGAAATAATATGATTTATCTTCAACCTCTTCACTTGCTTCGCTGTCTGCGATAGCTGGAGGATTTTTTCCCCAAGCAGCAATGAATTCATTTAAAGTTGAATATAATCTAGCGGCTTCAGGTGCCCCATCAGTTCTTAATAAAGGTACAAGTACAACATTTTCGGTGGCATCAAATGAATTAAATCCAACCTGTTCTTGTTCTTTAATTAAAATTTGTGACATTCTTTCTTTCCTTTCTAATTATCTAAAACTTCTATAGAACCTTCTTCAACTTTCCAGTTATCCATGAATGGTACACTGAACAACCAAGCATCATCAATACTTAATCTAATTGTCATTCTTGAAAATTGTCCAGCAATTAATCTTTCAGGAATATCTGAACTGTCGGATACTGTTGATTCAACCAATATTGTTGAATCATGTAACACCTTCGCATTGTTGTAAGGAATTTCTATACTTAGTTTTGGATAATTTATAAAGTTAAAAATAAAATTCCTTGCATACTCATCAGCTTCAGCGAAGTATTTTGTGTAAATATCAAGCTGATAAGTTAATTTTATAGGGATAGCATTCAATAACTTTGAAGTCTCTTTTGTAGCATCGATATGACCACCGTCATAAGTTAGAGCTTTCTTTGCAGTAGAAGTTATTTCTATTTCACTATCTCTAGATATTGCTATAAGAGGTAAAGTTATTTTAGCATCGTTTGTTTGGTCAGCCCTCATCTGGAATAATCTAGTAGAATCAGAAGGACTCAAGATAGTCATATTAGGGTCCTTTACCCAATTCTTTATCTTATTAACTAGTGACTGGTCGTAATAACGTATAGCCATTATTTTCTCACTCCCTATAAATCTTATTTATGTTATTATATATAAACTTAAATAAATTAAGAATAATAGGGTACCCTTTGATTTCTCTATTACCATAAGTTATTAAGTCAATATAATAATCTATGTAATTGTCTTTAACCTTTATCAGGTTATTTGTTTTTATATTATACGTGTTATGGCCTTGCTTAGAAATAAGTAAATCTGCCATAGCTTGTTTTAATATATCAAATGAATCAATTTCGAATTTTTCATCAAATGGTTTTAATCTTAGTTGGTTTACCGATACTAAAAATAAATTATAAATATAACCTTTAAGGTAACCATAAATGAAACTATCTAGGGATGCATCTCCAACTTTATTTGTTATTGTCAATTGCATCTTTAATTATCTTAGCTCCTCTTTCTGATTTTAACATAGCCTTAATCATTTCAGATACTTCTTTATCGCCACGTCTTTCTCAAATAGATTTTAAATTCCTGCTATTTGATTCAACTGAAAGTCCATTGGCCTCAGCTGAGTTTTCTACCTGTGAAGGCTTTCTTAGATTACCTTCTTTGTTATAGAGAAGTCTAGATTTTCTATCTGGCCCCTTAGTGTTTTTTAATTGGTCATACTTAATATATCTTTCAATATCATCTTTGTCTAAGTTGTATAGATTTGAATCGTATATTACAGCGTTATTTTCATTAAAGTAGCTATCTGGTATACCATCTAAATCATCTCGGGCATAGGCATTATATAAACCAAAGAAAACTTTTGGGTCTTTAAAGAATGAATTATTCTCATCAGCATTATCAGCATTTGTTTTCATTATCTTAACAAATGTATTATTGGGGTTATCTAATTCATCGAAACTCATCGCTTTAAGCCATCCACAAAATACCTTAGCATCCATCAATGAAGGTTGATTTATCCTATTATTACTATTATAAAGTTTATTAACTATATTTTTTTCATTTAACTTAGCTTCATGAATCAAATATAGTCTACCCCAGAAAGCTTGTTCTTTGCTTCCATCAACTTCTCGTTCAAATCT